AAACGACTCTTGGTGGATTTAGATTATCTGTCCAATAGATATTAATCTGAGGCCCAACTCTTTCGATTTGCATTTCTGCTTTCCTCTGAGGATTGAACCTTAGTTTTTTAGATCTTAACAACTTGGTATATGAGTACCCTGTTGCATTTGGATATATAACACCAATTTCAGAAATAACAGATGTACCATCAGAGTTCAAATCATCTCCTGCCAAAAGAACATACATTTCATCATCTAACTGTGCAGAACCTACAAATGTAAACTTGCCTGCCTCTGTATGGTATTCAGAAATCTGAGAAAACTTAGCATACTCTCCTTGTGAGTTTGTAATCAAAAAGAAAAACTCATTTGTAAGAGCAGTTGTTACATCAAAGTATCCTGCTACGTTGGTACCAGAGATTGTCTTTGTTATTGTTGTTGCAGAGTATGTAAATAACCCTCCTAGCCAAGCATTTAAGATATTGTCTAAATCGGCCTTGATTACGGTTATGGCAGAAGCCAAATTTGTAGAAGAGTAGTTTACGAAAGGTCCGGTTGTCTTTGTATGCAGTACTCCTGTGGAGTCTTCTATATAAATAGTTGCATCGTGCGAAGAGATTGATCCATTATAAATATCTTCAACGTCAACAAATACTCTATACGTTTGAGTTTCAGCGGCATAAGTAAAAGCTGTACCAGCAACACCATTTATTGTATTTACCAAGTTGGCATTTCCTTTAACCGGAACAATACCACCAAAGTCTCCTCCGTTGGAATCAACGGCTCTATGGCGAATGTTTAAAGCATCTATATAATTACCTTTTCCGATATAAGATACCTCTGTATCCTTATCCAATACACCGCTAGGTGTTACTCTTACTTGAGACATTAAATATTACCGAGTTTTTGAGTTTGATATTCTCGTTGGTAGTTTTGCATAACCGCAACGCCAAAGTCTTTGATGTATCTACGAGTGTATTTCCACCCGATATATGCAACTAGCATTCTTTCCCAATCTTCTGGAATTATAAGATTACCTTTATCATCTGTTCTGAGGCCCAAATATCTAACTACCAATTTAGTTCCGTCAGACATAGCAAGATAACTATCAAAAATAACTGTGTCTCCTTGAATTGTGTAATCTACATCTTCGCAATATTTTTCTTGTGTATTACACAAGTAAATACCTTTAATTTTAGTCCAACCGCTAGGTAAAACTATCTTACGATCAGCCGTTTCTACTATAACTTCTTTCTCTATTAACTTCTTGATTGTCTTATGCGATTTAACGGCTTGATATATCAACACCTCAAACCACAAAGCATTGTTTTCATAAGAAGTATTTAACTCTTCAGAAGCAGCGGCAATGATATCTTCTATTAACATTATCTAGGAATTTCAGTCATCGTGCTGTTTCCAGGTTCAACAGGACGAGAAGTTTTACGAATCAAATCTTGTGTAATCATATCAACTATGTCTTTTTTAAGATTTGCATCTACAGGATAGTGGTCATTATCCTTATCAAAATTAGGAATGGTTGTAGGATTATTAAAAATAGCACGAACCATTACATACTCCAATTTAGGATTATTATAAAAACTCAAAAGCATTCTATTTTGCTCCAAGTGTTTGAAATCCCACATTACCTCAGTTTTATGTTTGAATATTGAATGGCGTGTCAAAGTAGTAAACCCTTTTCTCAAACGAGGAAAAGGCTTAAAACCATTAACGTGACCAACATACACAAAGCCATCATTCTGACCATCGAAACTTACAACATTAGGACATTCGAAAGTAACAATGTCACAATCCTTCTCTTTTTCTTCAAATGAAATATCAAGGGTCTGAACCCAAGAATCATTGATAAACTTTCCTAGTTTTGTTATATAACTAGTAATGATAACTGCTCTAGCAGAGTGTACTTTATTTTCTAAGTACAAATCATCCCAACGAGAGTCATTATAACCCATACCGCTGTTTAAATCATTGCGTATTTCTTCTATTATTTCTTTTAATAGGATCATGGATTTTCAATTATATCTTGTTGAGCCATTTGACGAGTGAGTTGATCTTTCGTCTGAGTCCCAAAACTAAGGACGCACTCATCCATAAGACGATAAAGGAATTTACTAGAATAGTAATCCTCAAGTGTCGTAGTAGTATTTGCAACATCAATAGTCAATGGAGGAGTACGAACATAGTCAACTTCGATAGTTGCTAAGTTCGCTGAAGGAGAAATCTTAAAAGACTTAGGAGTAGAAGTACCATCAGTTTGGGGCTCAAATCTAGGAGTAACCATATCAGCCTTATGAAAAGGACTACCCTTTCTGTCAGACTGCATTTGTTTAGCCTCCTTAGAAACCAATTTTAAATATGTACCAGTAGCCAATCCTCCAGTACTCAAAGTAAAGGTGTCTCCTTTAACTTTAGTTACTGTGTAGGGTGTACCTCCGAACTTAACAGTATTTCCTTTTCTAAGTGTATGATTAGCCGAAGTGTAGATATTCCCGGAAACCGCTGTAACTACAAAAGGAATTTCATAATTGGTAACCATATACATCATGTGCATATAGTTCGGAAGCAAAGTATTTATTTTAACAATACCTGCAACAGGCACAACACTTTGTGACTTCACTAAGAACGGCATCATTTCATCCGCATCTATTTCCAATGACTCTCTACGCCAATATTTATCAACTAGACGTTGCATCGTCTCTTTGATTAAAGCATTGGCTTTAGAATTGTCTAAATAAGCGGAATATGCCTTATCAACTTTTTGCTGGAGATATGACCAAAATTGTGAACCAGTCATTAATCAAAGATACAAAAATTTAAAGAAAATAAAAAGTGGGGCTTTTGACCCCACTTCCTAAACCAAAATTAATTATATATTACTTAACAGAACGAGCAACTCTCTTTCTACTTGCTGACTCAACAGGAAGTAATTCTTTTATCTCGTCAGGAATCTCCAACTCTTTTTCTTTGGGCTCTGACTCTTCTAATTTATCAACCTCTGGCTTGATGTAGTTTTCAAACAACTCGCTGTCAGACATAATCATAGATTTAACCGCATCTATATCTGTTCCAAGTGTTCTTCCTGCAATTTTATATACAGAACCTTCTTTACCAACAATGTTGTATTGTACAGCCTTGTTTGCATAAATCATAGCTTCTTTCTCTATGCCTTTTATCTTATCGAATAGTTGAACTTGGTCTCTCTTAGCGATTCCAATACCATTCAATGTCAAACCAATTAGATGCAACATAACCTCTTTTGGTGACATATTTCTTGGGTCTGAGCCCAAAGAAAAACACAAGTCTTTTCTCTCGTTGTCATCCATAGAAGAAATTATAGAAACGCAATGTAATTTGTCCAAAAGGGCATCGTACTCAACTCGTACTTTCTCTTCTTTGATTTCAAATACAAATTGCTCAGAAACTAAATTTGGATTAGCATAGCCGTCTGTTTTAACAAGGGGATGGTTTTTCCAAAACTCAATAACTGTTTTATCCTGGAAATCATCAGTATCAAAATTAAAACTAACTGGATAGCCAGCTTCGAAAGTATATTGATATATTCTTTCTTTTTCATCAATAGTACTTACTACTTTTTTTCCTGAAGATAACAAAAATACTTCCTTGTCTGTTTTTTTGTCACGATAAGACCCTACAATGGAAATGTTTCCACGAGTTCTTTGAGGGATTAATTGGGCTTTGATTCTCATAATAATATTTACAAATATAAATTATTTTACTTGTTAAACAAAAAAGAAGGGCCGAGAAAATTCCCGACCCTCCAGTGGGGGCTTTTTAAGCTTACTTGGTAATTAAACCAGCAAGGGTAGAGATGAAGGTAGCATTGTTACCTCCAGGTACAACTGCGAAGATGATACGATGATCAGCAGCAGGACTCAAAACAGCTTCAGTAGTTTGACCAATTTCAAAAGTGAAGATGTCATAGTTAGTTCCTGCAACAGGAATACCAGAATCAGCATTGAATTGGAAACCAGAAGCTAACAATTGAGCACCAGTCATACCAAACTGAGGAGAACCAGCAGTAGAAACTACAGTAGACAACAAAGGTCCACCAGCAGCACTAAAGATTGGATATCCAGCTTTCGCAGTAATGATAATGGTAGAAGTACCAGTAACAGTTACACGAGTGCTCCAAAAAGGATGGTTATTGATAGCAGCACGGAAAGCATCACCAATAGTAGTAGCAGTACCACCAGAAGCAGGAGTTGTGTGTGTGAACACAGTCTGTACTTCATTAGGTAAGTTATTGCTAAACTCTTGTCCTTTTTCTGCACTCAAAGTGATACGATAATCAGTTGAGTTAGCAGCAGTAGGAGTAATAGTGATAACACGAGCTACTTCGGCAGCATATGCTTTAAAGAAACCATTCTTCAATCCGTTAATGGAAATAGAAAGGTTACGAATAGCAGCAGGCTGAGAAGCCAACCAAGCAGCAGTAGTACCACCGATCTTCAAGTAACCGCCTTTGAAAACGGCATCACCAGCAACGGAGGCAGCACCACCATTAGGTAAAACGAAATATGAAAGTTTTTGTGACATTTCAGTATAAATTAGATAGCGAATTCAATCAGACCCATTTTGTCTGCAACACAATACAAACCACAGTCAGAAAGAATGTGGAAGTCAACTCCGTCAACGTCAGAAGTACCAAGAGAAGCCACAGTACCACCGCTCAAAGCAGCTTTGATAGTTGAAGGATCGCTAGTCTCAAGACCAATCATACCAGGAACATAGTTAGCGATTAACTCGTCACTATTGAAGTGGTACTTTTGAAGAGCAGCGATAGTTCCAGAACCATCAGCAGCAGGGATAGGAGTCAAGTCGATAAAGTAGATAGAGTTACTCATCTTAGGTTTACCATTGATGCTAGAAAGTTCACCACGGAACATCTCGTCATCCAATAAAGCCCAACGAACGAATTCAATCTCGATACCAGCGTAAGCATACTTCATTACGTTCAAACCTGTAACTGAAGTTCCACCAAAGGTGTTAGCAGTACCAGCATATTTGATGTAATCTCCTAAGATAGTTTGCAAACGAGCCAAAGCAGCAGAACCCATCAAAGCAACAAGTTTACGTCCACCTTCAGCAGATACACGAACCATTTGCTCCAAGAAGTCATTGAACACAGACTGAGTTAACTCAGAAGTCAAAGACAAGTAAGAACCACCATTGTTGATGATTGACCAACGCAAACCACCGGTAGTGTAATACTCACCGTAAGGTCCGGTACGAATAGCACGCTCAGAGAACGCATATTTGTACTCCATTTGCTTTGCGAAAGCTTTAAGAGTCAAATCGTCATATGATCTCCACCAAAAATCGCCATTCCACTTTACGAAAGAAGCAATACGATCTCTACGAGATTGGTGTGAACTTTCACGAGTTACCGCAGTCAAAGCATAATCGGTATCAGGAGTGTAGTTCAAAGTGCTCTTACCAGTAGAAGAACGGTTAGCAGAAGCATCGAAGAAACGCTTTGCTTGTTGGTTAGCCAAGAAGTGAGTACCAGCAGTCAAAGACGCTGTGCTATGAGGAGCAATAGTGATTTGATTAGCAGTATAATCAACACCAGTTACAATTGCTTGAACCAAGTTTCCATCAGCAACGATGTCACCGATACGGAATTTAGAAGCATCAAGAATAGTAACCAAAAGTCCGCTTCCTACAGCAGTACCGTTAGTAGTAATTTTAGAGTAAACACCCAAGTTTCCTAAAGAGCTAATCTCTACTTTAGCTTGTGGAGTAGAAATAGAAGAAGCTAGTTTAGAAGTCAACTGGGTCAAGACGTTATAGCCGAAGTCTTGGCTATAAACCATCGCCATTTTGTTTGGCAATGAAAGACCTTTAAGCAAAAGTGATTGACTTAAAGGCAAGTTTGAGATAGTAGACATTTATTTTTTTTGTTTTTTTTGTTTTCCCTTTAACCTGGGAACAAGGTATTAAAGGCTTCTTGTGCAGCCTCAAGACCAGATCCAACAACTCTACCACCACCGGTGTTATTTTTAGAAGGGTTAGAAACTTCTCTAATGACTTGTTCCTTTCCTTCATTTTTTGCCTTTGTGATGTTAGCCTTAACTAGATCTTTACCATACTTCAACCATAAACCGATTGAGTACATTTTTTCAACGTCAAATGTTCCATCTTGTCTTTGAAGTGTAAACTCTTTTTCTATGAAATTTCTTAAATCCTTGGACATTTCATCTGTAATTTTCATTCCATAAACTTCTTTGTCTACAATTTCTTTCGAGAATGTATCCAACTGACTATTGAATATATCACTAACGGCCTTTTGTCTTTCATCAACTTGAACATTAGATGAGGTTAACTGTTTCAGTAAACCTTCATTTTTTTGCTCAAACTTCTGTTTAAACGAATCGACCATTTGCTTCTTTTGGAAAATGGATGCAGAATCAAATTCATATTTTGCTTGCTCCATTTCTTCGTCTGAAAGACTCATAAATTCTTTCAGTCCTTCTGCTATGATTTTAGAATCATCCCAAGTGGAATAATCTTGGATTTTGTATTCATTTACAAAATCCTTTAGAGTTTTACCACTCTTTTTGTATTCAAGTAACAACTTCAAATCTTCGTCTAAGTCAAACGAAGGTTCAGTTATTTCTGTTTTTTTATCATCAACAGGTTTAGGGTCTGCTGGTGGATTTGGTTGATCATCTTCCCACCATTCTTTTTTAACAGTTACACTATCTGTAATTTGGTCATTAACTGCTGGTGTAGCAGTTGCGACAGGGGCAGGTTCTACAGGTGTAGGATTTACTGGTGTAGGTTCTACAGCAGCAGGTTCTACAGGCGTAGGCTCCGCAGGAGAAGTCTGACCTCTTAACTGATCAGCAATTTCTTGTAAGAATGTTTCCGACATAGTTTTTTACGAATTTAGTATATTTTTAACAAATTTACAAATTTTATTACATCATCATTTCTTCTGGTGCTCCACCACCTTCGGATAATGCTTGTTTCATTGCAGTATCTACAACCTTACCTTGAACGTCTAATTCTTTTCTATAATTTGCTCCCTCTTCCTTCATTGACGCTAAGTCTTGTTGTTGAGCCATCTGCTGTTGCATTTGTGCCTCTTGCATCATTTGCATTATGGCTTGTTGCTTTTCTTGGTCTCTTCTTCTCTTATTCAAAGAGTATTCCAACTCATTCAAGATTTCGGTATATGTCTTAGACTTTTCTATTCTGATGTAGTCTAACATATCAATCTGTTGGTTCTGCATTGCAGCTTGTGCCAACATCAACAACCTCTCCTTAGACTGATCATCAATAAAGTCTTTGACACGGATGTAAACACCTAGTTCTTCAAACTGGAAGTCTTTGGTAATCTTCAACCACTCTTTACCTCTTGTACCTACAATTGGTATTTCATCTTCAGACTCATCCATCAATGAGATTTTATATTGGTTCAAAGCAAATGCTAATTGTTTTTCAAAGAACTCAATAAAGCCTTGGTACAAATAAGTTGTTCCTAAGTTAGATTGTGCAATAGTACCTGCTTGAGTTTTAGCACCAACATATCCGCTTTGCTGTCCAAGAGCAATCTTTGGAATATTTACAATCTCCTCCATCAAACGCTCTTCTTCTCTTCTTAGTGCAACAAGTTGCTGCACATTTGGATCGAGTGTCATATCAACTACTTCAACCATACGAGCCTCTTGTCCACTTACAAAATCTTCTCCGGTAGCAGAACCGTCTGTGATGTGAATACCCATTCTTTCGAAATCTGTAATTACATCTTTTGCAGATGAAGTACCAAGTTTTTGTCGATTGATGATATACACCTTACCTTTGGCACGAGTCATCATCTTAGTGATTTCATTGGTGATGTAATCAATACGATCTTGGTGCTGATGCAAACGAGCAACAACAGAACGATTCTCACCCATTACCATGTTCGGAATAAATACTTTCAATGGTAATTCTACATCTCCAGGATTATCATGCTTACGAACAATGTTCGTAGTCTCTCCATGTTCTACAACATACTTGTTACCTATGAGAGTAGCCTTGTATACAGTCTTTGTCCAATACTGACCTTTTCTTCCGTTACGGATTCTTTGGTAGTGAGTATTTCCAAATTTGTCTTTAGACTTCTCATATCCCAAATCTTTCATACCAATCCAATAGCCAGTAACACACGCCAAGGTTGGAAGATTATTTACATTAAACGCCCAGTTTGTAGCGTATGGGTGAGTAGTCAAATCAAGCAACTGATACAAGTTGTTCATATTGATTTGCTTAATCTCCTCAAGTTCTTCTGTAGTCAAGTAATCTTGGTAACGCTCAACGATATCGGTGATGTTTAACCAATCTACTTTTCCTACGAATCGGGCCTCAGAATTAAAGTCATCATCCTTTGCTCTGTCTACAATCAAGTTATGAGGTAATACAGGTTCAAAGTATTGTTTACCATTTTCAATTCTATTTTCTATTCCTACATATCCTCCTAGCAAGGTATATAAGAAAGCTTGCTTTAGTTTGTGCTTATAAGAATTTCTGTTTAATATATCTTCACAGATTTTAGTAGCTAGTACTTCAGAGTATTCTTGGTAGTCATACTCCATGTATCTATAAACATCTTCGGGTATTTCCATCTGAGGGGTCTGAGGCCCAAGTGGTTTGTATTCCAAACCAAACTCCATAAGCATCTCAAATAGTTCCGGCATATCAAACTTCATCAATGCCTTTTCTAAAATGTCCGTTTTTTTATTGATTGCGTTTTTACTCTGAGCCTTTACTACTGGTTCGATATTCTCCACCATTTTGATAGCATTACCTACCATGTAGTCAACTAGAGATGTAACTTTTTGACCATTGATCCATACCGTAGGTAAATCACAATTGTTTTGGTCTTGAGTAGTGTAGTAATAATCTTTGTTGTCCTGTCTCCCCAAGTAGTAAGTAAACATTCTAACTACCTCGTCAATGGGATTCATTAAGTCATCTTTTTTTCTAATTCTTGAAATCCTATCGTGTCTCTTGTTGAAATGGGACATTATGAACTGGATGTTCTCCTTGTACCAAATTTTATTCTTTTCGCTTTCCGATAAGAATTGTTTTGGTTGATTTGTAATAGTAAACGCCATTTATTACAAAAATATAAAAAAAAGTTGAAATTATGACCTTTTTTTAGTTTAGACACACTTAGGTCATTTAGATATATTCTTCGTAGAACCTGGTACTAGTAACAATACATATCTGCTTACGGAACCAGAAATAAACCATACCCCCCTTTCCCCCCTTTCCAAAAAAGCCGTTTTTGACTTTTAAGAAAATTGGTTAAGGTCGGGCTGGTTGATTCCGCAAGTCTTACCTGCTTTACTCACCAGACGGTTTCTAACATACCCCCATTACAAAGTCCACCGTGCTGCAATATTAATATCAATTTTCAGAATTTGCAACATTGTATTCAAGAGGTTCATAATTTTTTATGAAAAATTCTATAAACTCTTCTCCTTTTTTGACTATAACTTTCTCAACAACAAGGCGATAGATATATTTATCGTTGAAGTCATATTTTTTTTGAAGGATGTCAAGAAAAGGTTTTACAGCGTTGTCTGCATCTGAGGCCGCATTGCTAAAACCAACAATGATAATTAGTTCGACTGGCTCTTTGATAACCAATGTGAATGGATGTAATTTTAGGAGAACCTCCTTTTCGTAGTTTTGATAATTTTTGGTTTTGAATCTTTTACCTTGCCAGGCTTGATTAACAGACAATGGTTTAATTTCTACTCTGTCTGAAAAGAGTAGGGTATTCTTTTTGGATTGTTTCACGGATAGCACTTAAGTCTTGAAATAAAAGCAGTTCTACCGGCAAGCCGAAGAACTCAGAAATGATTATAGCTTGTTTTAAAGAGTAGATATTTCTATCTCCATAGAAAATTTTATTGACAGATACATCAATGTCAACACCCATAAACTCTTTGATTTTTTGGGCCGAACAATTCTCCTTGTGTAAGGAGTTTAGAAATAATACATTGTTTCGAAAACGATTGCTCATATGTTCAATCTGCTTTTCGATTTGGATATCGTAGTAGTCTTTTCTGACTAAAGCAATGAGTTCGTTTTCTAGTAAAATATTAAGTCCTCTTTTGCGTATGGATATTATTTTCTCTTCTAGCTCATCTAGAGTCATAGTTCAGAAATTTTCATCTCAAATTCTTGGATGTAGCGTTCATTCTCTTCAATGCACTTCTTAACCTCACGCATCACAATTATTAATTTTTGATGATCTACTAGAGACTTGCCGTTCAGGATATTGTAAACATCATATTTCTGAACTCCAAACTTTTCAGTTCTTTCTACAATTCTTGCCATGTCCCCTCTTTTTAATTTTTCCTTGAGTTCTAAAACTCTAGATTTTAATTCGTTGTTCATAATTTCATACAATTTTACAAAAAATTCTTGAAATTACAAAATATTCTAGTATATTCGCACCACACAATAGAAAAATTATGGGATTAAACAAAGGATTAGGTACTCGTGAGTATCTTACAATTAGAGAAGGCAAAATTGCCAAGTATTTAGGTGACAAGAAGTATGAACTTTACGATTCGGTAGAAGGTTACATCGTAGGAATGAGTACTCGTGACACTCAGTATGGACCAGTGTTATGTATTGATTTGAAAGACGATGTAGTTTACCAACTACAAATCAGAATCAAAGGAGAAGATCAGCCTGGTCAGTTGGCCAAGCAAACATCTTACTTCATTGCATTTGCACATTGTTCTCCAAACATTGATCCAACAAAGAAAGTTGAATTCGTTCCGTCTTTGAAAGAAATTGATGGTAAGAAGCGTTCTGCTTTGTTCTTAAATCAGAATGGTGAGACACTTAAGTGGGCTTTCAAAAAAGGTGAAGGTATGCCTGACCCTGAAGAAGTATTTAACAAAAAGGGTGAACTAGTTTCAATTGATTGGAGCGAAGTTGAAGCATTCCGTATGGATAAAGTAAACGAGTTCCACGCTAAAATCAAAGAGGTTGCTCACGTTAACAATTTGATTGCTGAACCAGACCTGCTTGAAGAAAAACAAGCAGAGGTTGAACAAGAAGATGATGATTTGCCATTCTAATGCCAAGAGGAGTAAGTAATTCAAACTTGGCTGCAAAAATCGGTAAGAAAGTTGAACCTGTCCATATGAAACACTATGGGCAGGAACAACTGTCTATTATCAGGCAGTCAAGCCTCAAAGCTGCGGTGCAGATGACTGAGGCAATTTTACCAAGATTGGACGTTCAATTCAGCGTTGCAGAAGTAAGAGAATTCACTCTTGAAACCGCTGAGATTTTTGAAAAGTGGGTAACAAGAGATGAAACTAGAGATAATCCAAATCAGTAAGGAAAAGCAATACCAAGAGTGGTTAAACTTTAGAGATAACGGTTTGGGTGCTTCTGAGATTGGAACACTTATGGGTGTGAACTCTTGGAAATCTCCGGCCGAGTTATACTACCAAAAGATTGGTATCATCCCACAAAAGCAAGTTGAGAATATGCCTATGTTTATGGGTACTATCCTTGAGCAGACGGTGGCAGATATCTTTGAGTTTTGGGAGACTGATGAGCCCACAATGATTAAAAACTTTCGTGAGGCTAAAAAAGTTCGTCATTTATATGAGCCTAGTGGTTATATTGTTAACCCAAGTTTTCCTCACTTGTTCTTTTCTCCAGACCGATTGATTATCAGTAAGGACATTCGTGTTCGTAATAACACAATCAATCTAGAGAACGTAGATGCAATTGCTGAGATTAAGACCATTAGTGGTTGGAGTAGTAAGCAATGGGATGGTGGTATTCCTCCGTCTTATTATTTACAGCTTCAAACCTATATGATGGGCCTCGGAGTTGAAAAGGGTTACCTGGTTGTACTAGAGGACGGAAGAAACTTCAAGGTACACGAGTATGATGTAGATGAGGAGATTATCAGTTCCATTATCAATATCACCGAGGACTTTTGGGAAAGAGTTAAGTTAGGTCGTGAGGCCGTTGCCAATGGTACAGACTACGATCAGTTTGCTCCACCACCAGATGGGACAGAAGCATACTCTGAATATTTGTCTGAGCGTTTTTCCAATCCTGAAGATAAGACTATCGCAAGCAATCCAGATATTGACCATCACATCACTCGTTATTTAGAACTCAACTCTGAAATCGCAGCCATGGAAGATGGAAAGAGAGAGCACGCCAATATGATTAAAACTCATATGGGTAATTACTCGATGATAAATAGTGAAGTGGCTAAGGTAACCTGGAGACCCAATAAGAATGGTTCGAGAGTTTTCAGAATAAGTTAATGAAAGGAGATATCCAATGGTACAAAGATATGTGGTCAACACGGCAGAATCACCAGTGCGAGGAGTGTGGGTTGCGACTACTACACTTCAGTCCGATGTTTGTATCGCATATCATTACCAAAGGAGCGTATCCGAGTTTGAGGACACATCCCGAAAATTGGATGCTATATTGTATGCAATGTCATCAGAAATGGGAATTTGGGAAGAGGAAGGAGATGAAGACATATTCGAGAGCGATGGAGATTGCTGAAAGATTAAAAAGAGAGTATCATGAATCACGGTAGTTTATTTAGTGGTATAGGAGGA